ACATCAGTAGTAGCTGGTACGGGTATGACAGGCGGCGCAACATCAGGTGCGGCGACATTAAATGTTATTGCTGGCACAGGCATTACAGTAAATGCTGATGACATTGCTATAGATTCAACTGTTGCAACAAAAGGTTTCTCTATAGCAATGGGTGTAGCACTAGGATAATATTATGGCAATACCAAATTCAAAAGCTACATTAAAAAGTTGGTGTAAAAGGAAATTAGGACATCCTGTTATTGAAGTTAATGTGGATGATGACCAGATTGATGACAGAATAGATGAGGCTTTACAATATTTTGCTCAATTCCATTTTGATGGTGTTGAAAGAATGTATCTAAAATATCAAGTAACAGCAGATGATGTTACTCGCGCTGAAGCTATTGCATCAACATCAGCAACAGATGATTCTTCATCTGTTACTGCCTCTTGGAAAGAATCAACAAATTATTTACCCATACCTGATACTGTATTATCTGTATTACAAGTTTTTCCGTTTAGTAATACTGGCAGTATTAATATGTTTGATGTTAGATATCAAATGAGATTAAATGATTTATATGATTTTTCATCAACTTCCGTAGTTCATTATGAAATGACAATGCAGCATTTAGATTTTCTGGATCATATCTTAGTTGGTGAAAAGCCAGTTAGGTATAATGTACATCAAAACCGATTATATATTGATATGGATTGGGGAGAAGATATTGATGTTGGAGAATATTTAGTTATAGAGTGTTGGCGCAAATTGGATCCCACAGTTTGGACGGACGTTTATAATGATTTCTTTTTGAAAAGATATGCAGCATCTTTAATTAAAAAACAATGGGGACAAAATCTCATTAAATTTAATGGCGTGACTATGTTGGGCGGTGTAACTATAAATGGCGAAACGATTTATACCCAGGCACAAGAAGAAATTGATAAGCTTGAAGAAGAAATGAGATTGACTTGGGAAATGCCTATAGACTTTGCTGTGGGATAAACCATGGCAACCTCCGTATATTTTGACAAAGGAACAAATACTGAACAATTCCTCTATGAAGATTTAATCATAGAGCAGTTGAAGGTATTTGGACATGATGTTTATTACCTTCCTAGAACTTTAGTCAAAGAGGATTCTTTATTTGGTGAAGATGTATTATCAAAATTTGATGATGCTTATATTATAGAAATGTATATGGAAGAAGTTGAAGGATATGGTGGGGATAAAGAATTAATAGCAAAATTTGGATTAGAAAGTCGCGAAGAAGTAAATTTTGTAGTTGCTCGGCGTCGATGGGAAAATCTTATTAGTATTGATTCTAATCTTATAGTATCAACACGACCTAATGAAGGTGATTTGATTTATTTCCCAAGAATACAAAAGATGTTTCAAATTGATTTTGTTGACCATGATGATCCGTTTTATCAAGTAGATAATTTACCTGTTTACAAGCTATCATGCTCAACCTTTGAATATTCACATGAAGATTTTGATACAGATATTACTGTTATAGATAATATTGAAACGAATACAAGTCTAGATGCCTTAACCTACCAAGTTACTTTAGAGCAAGCTGGTACGTTTAATGAAAATATGTCACTTGAAGATGGTTATCTATTAATGCAAGAAGATGGTACTACTGGAGCAGGACTTGGGGACAATCTTCTTTCCGAAACTGATACTCATGGTGGTAATTTAATTACTGAATATGGAGACTATATAGTAAGTGAGGAGTATGTAGTGCAAACAATGGATGAGAATGCTAAAAATAAATGGATAGAAACTAAAGCGGATGCTGTGTTAGACTTCACAGAAAGGAATCCATTTGGTGATCCAGGGGGAAATTAAGGAATGTTTGGAAGTACCTATTACCATGAAATATTAAGAAACACTATTATAGCGTTCGGAACCTTATTTAATGATATTCATATTGTAAGAACAGATGCGTCTGGAACTGAACAGCAATCTATGAAAGTTCCTTTGGCCTATGGTCCAAAGCAAAAGTTTCTTGTAAGACTCCGAGAAGATGCCTCTTTAGACAAATCAGTTGCGGTCACACTACCACGAATTGGTTTTGAGATGAATGGAATTGAATATGATTCTGCTAGAAAATTAAATAAAGTATCTAAAATAAAAAAAACAAAGGGTACACAAGGTACAGAAGTTTCTTCACAGTACCAACCAGTCCCTTATAATGTAAACTTTGAATTGTTTATTATGGCAAAAAATAGTGATGATGGCGTTCAAATTGTCGAGCAAATATTACCTTATTTTCAACCAGATTATTCAGTGACAATTAATGCAATACCTTCAATGGATATAAAACGAGATATTCCGATAGTGTTGAGTAGTACTAATTATGAAGATACCTATGATGGTGACTTTATGACTAGACGCGCAATCATTTATACGATGAGTTTTATTGCTAAAACTTATATGTATGGACCTGTAACTGATACGGGAGTTATTACGAAAGTACAAGCGGATCAGTATCCAGATATGCAGTCCAAATCTCCAGAAAGAGTCCGTAGTTATACGGTGACTGCTACTCCAAAACCCACAATTGCAACTTCAGATGATGATAATTTTGGTTTTAATGAAACCTTGAGTGAATGGACATAAGATGAAAATAGAGAACTCCCTAAACGAAGTTTTAGGGGTGACAGCTGATATAAAACAAGAAATACTTAATCCAAAACCCCAAAGCAAAACTATAATAGAAAGACCTCTAGAGAGTGTGGATATTGATTCCGATTATAAGTATAGTCGGGAAAATTTCTATAGTCTTATCGAGCGAGGCCAAGATGCTATTGATGGGATTTTAGATTTAGCTAAAGAAGGGGAACATCCTAGGGCGTATGAAGTTGCAGGTCAGTTAATTAAAAATGTTGCTGAAGTTACAGATAAGTTAGCAGACCTTCAGGAGAAGATGAAAAAACTCAAAGAATTGCCTGAGCATGGACCTAAAAATGTTACTAATGCATTGTTTGTGGGATCTACTAAGGAACTTCAACAGCTCTTAAAAGATAAATCTGATGGCTGAAAAGTATAAAGGGAATCCTAATTTAAAAGCAGCCGGTCAAGAAATATCTTTTACAGAAGAACAAGTAAAAGAGTTTGTTAAGTGCTCTAAAAATCCAGTATATTTTATTGAACAATATGTTAAGATTGTTAATATTGATGAGGGATTAATACCATTTAACTTATATTCATTTCAAAAAGAAATGATTGGTACCTTTCATAACAATAGATTTGCTATCTGTAAACTTCCACGACAATCTGGTAAATCCACAGTTCTTTTGGCCTATCTTGTCCATTATTTAATTTTTAATGAAACTGTAAATGTAGCAATACTAGCTAACAAAGCACAAACAGCTAGAGACCTTCTTGGAAGATTTCAATTAGCATATGAACATCTCCCTGATTGGATGCAACAAGGTGTGATGAATTGGAATAAAGGCTCGTTAGAACTTGAAAATGGTTCTAAAATTCTTGCATCTTCAACTTCTTCATCAGCAGTTCGCGGTGGATCATATAATTTATGTTTCTTAGATGAGTTTGCTTTCGTACCTAATAATATAGCAGAACAATTTTTTAGTTCAGTTTATCCAACAATTTCTGCGGGTACAACTTCTAAAATGATTATTGTATCTACACCTAAGGGTATGAATATGTTTTATAAATTATGGACAGATGCTCTGCATGAAAAAAATAGTTTTATTCCTATTGAAGTTAATTGGTCAGAAGTCCCTGGTCGTGATGAAAAATGGAAAGAAGAAACTATTAAAAATACCAGTAAGCAACAGTGGTTACAAGAATTTGAATGCTCTTTCCTTGGTAGTGTCAATACCCTTATTAGCGCTACGAAGTTACAAATTATACCAACACAAGATCCTATACACACTCAAGGTGGGTTGGATATATATGAACTTCCTAATAAAGTTTCTAACTATTGTGTAACTGTAGATGTGGCTAGAGGAGGGTCAAATGATTATTCGGCCTTTGTGGTAATAGATATTTCAACAATACCTTATAGAGTGGTTGCAAAGTATAAAAATAATGAAATAAAGCCATTAGCACTTCCAGAAATTGTTTATAAGATAGCTAATAATTATAATGAAGCACATATATTAGTAGAAATTAATGATGTTGGTGGACAAATTGCTGATGCTTTACATTATGATTTAGAATATGAAAATATTATTATGACCCAAATGCGCGGTCGTTTAGGACAAATAGTAGGTTCTGGCTTTGGTGACAAAGCTACCGAACTAGGAGTTAGAACTACAAAAGCTGTAAAGAAGATTGGATGCTCTAACTTAAAACAGATGATTGAATCTGATAAACTTGTTATTCCAGATTTTGATATTATTGTAGAACTATCTACTTTTATCCAAAAAGGTGCTTCCTTTGAAGGTGAAGAAGGATCATCAGATGATTTGGTAATGTGCTTAGTATTCTTTGCTTGGTTAACTAATCAACAATACTTTAAAGAATTAACAGATGATGATATCCGTAAAAGATTATATCAAAGTCAAGAGAGGATGATAGAGGAAGATATGGCTCCGTTCGGATTTATTGATGACGGTATTGTTTATGCAGAAGATGCTCCCTTTGTAGATGCAGATGGGGATTATTGGACTCCAACTAAAACTTTTTAGGCCATCGTGGATCCCAATCATCATTAGTTAGTATAGCATAGTTTATATCTGATTCACAATTTTTACAAATAGTAGTTGATTCTTTAATAAGGGGTTTTATTTTACCATATTCGGAAGTTTTTTTACCATATCTTAATATATAATGACGAATCATTTTGTGATGGGGCCACCAGAAAAGCCTATGCGGTTGGGATTCTCCGCACACCTTACACGATTTTTCTTTAAAGGTATTAATTAACTTTATTTGTCTATTATGATTATACACAAGTGTTTATTCCTAAAAGTTAGTTTTGTAAAATAACATACACACTTGTATATTTAGAAAAAGTATTATTTATAAATAACAATAAGAAAACTAATTGAAAATTTTTATATTATACTAACTTTATAGGAGAAAGAAACATGGCAACACTTGTTTCACCCGGAATTCTGGTACAAGAAAAGGATTTAACGGGCATTGTTACTGGCGATTCTTCTACAATCGGCGCAATAGCTATTGCTTCAGAGCGCGGACCTGTAGATGAAGTTATAACAATTTCTAGTGAAGCTGACCTGGTATCTGTATTTGGCAAGCCAAATAGTAGCACTTTCGAGTGGTTCTTTACAGCAGCTTCATTTCTAAAGTACGCAAATGTTTTGCGTGTAGTTAGAATTAATTCCGGACACTTAAATGCAGATGCAAGTGGTACGGGAACATTAGTAAAAAATGCGGAACATTGGACTGAAAATTATGCAGATGGTTCTGCCAACGTAGGTCATTGGGTAGCTCGGTCCGCGGGAACTTGGGGTAATAACCTTAAAGTTTGGGTTTGTCCAGGCACTCATGCATATGAACGCGACTTAGGTACAGATAACCAAGTCAATGACGCAGCGGCCGCCGAAGGCGACCTAACAATTGTTGTTGATGACGTTGATGTAGCTCATTATGTTATTGCAGTAGATGATATTATATCCTTTACTACTGATGCAGCTGGTACTACACCAGTATCTGGGCACGAAGGTGTGGAGTATATTGTAACAGCTGTTAATACTGGCACAAATACTGTAACATTTAAACAACATAATGTATTTTCAACTAAGGGTCTGGCTGCAGCTGTAGCTGATAATTCTTATATCACACGCAGATGGCGATATTATGAAGAATTTGCTGGTCCTCCAGGAACTTCTCAATTTGCTACAGATCGTTCAGGCGCAAATGATGAAATGCACATTGTAGTAACAGATGAAGATGGTAATTTAACAGGTACAGCAGGTACAATCCTAGAGAAATGGGAAAGAGTATCCAAGGCCGCTGACGCACGAACAGAGGGTGGGGATACCAATTATTATGTTGATAAACTTTACCGTGGTTCGGAGTATGTGTTCTGGATGGATCATAATTCAGCTGGTACTAATTGGGGAGAACCTGCTGCTGGTCTTACTTTTACTGAAATTAGTACGGCATTTTCCGATTCATTATCCGCTGGTACTGATGATTATGCACCTACAAATGGTGAAAAGAGTACAGCTTATGATTACTTTAATAATGATACATTGCCAATTAGCCTAGTAATGGCTGGGCCATCGGATAGTACTCATGCAACAAATCTTATTGATTTGGCTGAAAAACGCAAAGACCTTATGGTGTTTGTTTCACCAGAACGGTCGGATGTTGTTGGAGTAACAAACTCTCACACACAGACCAATAATGTACGCAACTTCTTCTTATCATTCGCAAGCTCTTCTTACACCGTTTTTGATAGTGGTTATAAG